CCCTTAGCTCAGTTGGTCAGAGCAACCGGCTCATAACCGGTGGGTCCAAGGTTCGAATCCTTGAGGGCGCACCATTTTTGTATTTTAATATAAAAATGTAAATAAAAGGGTAGGTGGCCGAGTGGCTAAAGGCGGCAGACTGTAAATCTGTTCTCGAAAGGGTACGATGGTTCGAATCCATCCCTGCCCACCACTATAAAAATCGTAGAAGTACTGAAAAATCAGTAAATCTACGATTTTTATAATGCAATTTTAATGCAACTAGATATTATTAATGTAATTTATATAGTTATCTAATGCATTAACTTTAAATTTATTAAATATAGTTGTATATGTATTGATTGTTATAGAAATATTCTTATGACCAAGTAGTTTTTGCAATACTTCTGCAGGAACACCAGCTTCAATACAACGAGTTGCATATGTATGTCTTAACATATGAGTATTAACATTACCTGTTTTTAAATTAATAAGTTTATCGTTGCCATCTTTATCGGTTCCTTTTTTCTTTTTAATTGTAATTACTTTTATGTTTGCATTTTTACATATCTTTTTGAAATGAATATTTATTGTGCTAGGGGCAATGATAGTTTTATTAGACTGACAAAATAGAAGATCATTGTTATTTGAAACATAATTTGCTATACAATCTTTTAGAATAGGCTCTAAGATAGAAGTAATTGGAATATCACGTGTGGATTCATAAGTTTTAGTCGTTCCTCCAATTTTTACTTTTCCATTTCTATCTTTGGTTAAAGTATTAGTTATATGTATTAGTTTATTATCAAAATCTATATCTGCAGATGTAAGAGCAAGGATTTCTCCTATTCTCATACCAGAGTGGATTGCAATTAAAAAGATATTTTTATATGGTTCGCCTTTTAATGCTTCAATAAATGCTTTTTGTTCCTCAATACTTAAAGCATCTATTTTTTTATCTTGCTTTGTAGATTTTGGCTTTAAAACATTTAGTAAAGGATTTTTAGATATAATTTCTCTTTTTATTCCTTCCTTAAAAATACTTCCTAACATCTCATAAATTTTATCGATATATGAATTAGCATAGTTCTTTTGATTATTCATAAAATCCTGTAATTGATATACTTCAATCTTCTGAATTGGAATATCACCGATAGAACTACATTTTATAATATTAAAAGTACCTAATGCTCTTCCATAAGTAGCTTCTGTAATTCTATTTGATTCAAATTTAACATCAATAAGAGATTGGCCTAATTGTGATATAGTAATATCAGATTTATTTATAAAAGAACTATTTTGAACATCAGCTAAAGCTGTTGTCATTTTTTCTTTTACTTCTTTTCTAGTATTTCCATATACAGATTTACGATTTAATTTTCCGTCTAATTTTCGACCTGCAGTAAATTGTCCAACCCATTTGTTTAGCTTTTCACTATAGTAAATAGTACCTTCGCCATTTCCTCTTTTTGCCATAAATACCTCCCTACAAATAAAACTGCTATTCAAAGCAGTTTATCGTTTGTTCTCCATATTTTTCTTTATAAAATTCTATTGTTTCAGTCATATATTTGACAGTAACTTCAAAATGTTCTGCAAGAGCATAAACTGTATTAATTCCGTTTCAAAATGGCTAATTTTAAATTCTCGTAAGGAATTAGCACCATTCTTGCATACTTTTTAGCTCTATATTCTTGCTTAGATATTAAAGTTGTATCTGTACAATTGATAGGATAAGTTGCATCTTGATAATAATGTCCTAATTCTTCTGCTAAAGTTTCTTTTTCTATATATGAATTATCAATATTTTTATAGTTTAAACCTATTGCATTTATTTTATCTATGTTAATAAAACAGCCATAAGCATTTTCTATATAATAATCATATATTTTTATCTTTTCTTTATCTGCTATATTATATAAATCACTTAGATTCATTTTTTTTATCTCCAACATCTTTTTTATTATCTTTCATAATTACTTCTAATAAACCTTTTATTTGTTGTTTTTGAGTTTCTGTAGGTGGGGTGTAGTCTTTCATATTAAATCCTATTTTAGCAAGTCCAAACGGGTCTTCTTGTTTTGGGTTTCGTATATCGGATTTGCCTAATAGATAATCTGTTGAAACATTAAAAAGATTAGCAAAGTCTTTGACTAAATCTAATGATTTAGGCTCGTACATACTAGTTTCATATCTTGATAGTGCACCAGAAGAAATGTTGAGTTTTTCACAAACATATTCTTGAGTCCACTTATTTTCAACTCTTAATTGCTTTATTCTTTCTCCAAATATCATATAAATACCAACCTTTCTTACAATATTATACTTTCATTTTATGAAAAAAGCAAATTGATTTCAGTAAATGAAAAAAAGTTTAAAAATTTTTAAAAAAAGTATTGACAAATTTCAGATAATGAAATAATATATGTTCAGAAACTGAAAGGAGGCAGAAAAATGTATGAAAAGTTAAAGGAAATCAGAGAAAAAAAAGGATATACAATTGAAGACATGGCACAAATAATTGACAAATCTCCTTGTAATTATTTTAAAAAAGAAAACGGAGATGTTAAATTTTCAGTAAATGAAGCATTGAAAATATCTAAGTTTTTGAAATGCAAAGTTGAGAATATTTTTTTTAAAGAAGAACTTTCAGAAAGTGAAATAAAATAAAAATAGAAACATCTATGGACGAGATTAGAAAGGAGATGAGAATATGCAAGAGAAAAAATCAATAAAAACATTTAATGAATTACCAGAAACAATAACACCATTAGATTATGCAGACTGGAGAGGTATAGGAGAAAGTAAAGCAAGAGAAATATTTAACAGAAAAGATTTTCCAAGAATAAAAGGAACAGGAGTAAAACAATTAGCAGATAAGAGAGCAGTATTTCTATATGATTTAGGACTTAAAGAAGAAGAAAAGCAAAATACACTTAAAGAAATAGCAAAATTAATATTAACTTAAGAAAGAAGGTGTAACAAATGATAAGTTATTTAGTAGATTTATTTTTATGCAGTATGGTAGTAGTAGCAGAGCTAGTAGGAACAATTATATTAGCAATTGTAACGGAAGTTATGGTTTATAAAGTTTTCAAGATTAATTTATGTCAAAAAATCTGGAAAGGCTTAAATGTATTAGACAGAAAACTGAATAAAATGTTGGGATAGAAAGGAGGAAAAAAGATGGAAGTATTTATAGGCGTAATTCTGGGTTTCATTATAGCAATTATTGTAATGATAGTTACGGGCTTTGGACAAGATTACGAGTTAATAACAACTATAGATGAATTACAAAAAGAACTTAAAGACAATAAGGACAAGCTTAAAAATAAGGAAATAGCAGAAATAAGAACAACATTTTTTGCAAGGAAGATAAAAGAAATAGAAGACATTATAAAAAAATCAGAAGAAAGCAAAGAAAACTATTTTATCACTTTTGAAAAAATAAAAAATGTACTATTTACGCAAACAGTGCAAAAAAATAGTACAAAATAAACTTATTAATTAAATATAACTAAATAAATAATAGCACAGAAAATAAAAAAATGCAAGGGGAATAATTGAAAAAATGTCAGAAACATTAGAAGAATTAGAAGAAAAATATTTTATGTTAGAAATGCAAGATACGTGGAGCAGTAGAGATTATAAATATGCTGATGAATTAAGAAATAAAATAAAAAAAATGAAGGAGGAAGAAAGATGATAAAGAAACCAGCAGAGATGATAAACACAGAAAACAAGTTTAGGGTATTAATAGCGGGTTACCCAGGAATAGGAAAAACAACACTAGGGCTATCAGCACCAAAGCCATTATTAATAGATGTAGACTTTGGGATAAATAGAACAATGGCAAGTGTAAGAAAAGATTATATACAACCAGAAAGTTATGAAGAATTATTAAATGATTTAAAAGGAGATTTAAGTGATTACGAGACAATAGTTATAGATACTGGAGGAAAATTGTTAGATTTAATGAAAGCTTATGTAATAAAAAATGACATAAAAAATGCTAAGAAAGATGGAACATTAAGTTTACAAGGCTATGGAGCAGTTGGAAGAGAATTTTCAAGATTTATGAATTACATATACTTTGACTTAAGAAAACATTGTGTAATTATATTCCACGCAGTAGAAGAAAAACAAGATGAAGAAACAAAATTAAGAATTTTAGTAGAAGGAAGTACAAAAAACACAGTATGGCAAAATGTTGAATTAGGTGGATTTATAGAAATGAGAGGCAACAAAAAAACAATAGGATTTGACAACTGCGAAAGATATTTTGCAAAATCAAGTTTTGGAATAAAAGGAAATCATACAATACCAGAATTAGACGGAACACAGCCAAACGACTTTTTAACGAAACTATTTGAGCAAGCAAACAAAAACATACAAGAAGAAAGCAAAGTGTTTGAGAAAGAAAGAAAACAGTATCAAGAAGTTATCAATAAATACATTCCAATTGTGGAAAGTATGACTGCAGAAAATGTAAATGAGGTAATGGATTTAATAAAAAATATAGATGATCATATTTTAACAAGTGAAAAAGAAATAAAGGATCATTTTGCAAAGAAAATTAAAGAACTAAATTTATTATGGAATAAGGACAAGCAACAATATGAAATAGTACAGGAGGGATAAATATGGCTAAATATTATATTACTCCTACATTGCTCAATAGTTGGCAATACAACATCAACAATGGAACATTAGAAGATTTTATAAAAGTATTAAATAAAGAACAATTCGAAATAACTGAAAACATACAAAAAGGCTTTGAATATGAAGCTTATATGCAAGAGAACTACAAAGAAACATTAGGTGGAGCATATCAAGTAAAAGTAAGCAAAGAATATGGAGATTACTTATTATATGGAATTGTAGATTGCTTAAAAGGTGGAATTATTTATGATTACAAATATACAGCTAATTATGAAGTAGGAAAATTTTACAATAATCATCAAACACTTATGTATCTTGAAATGGTACCAGAAGCAAGAAAAATGATTTATTTAATAACAAACAAATTTGATGAAGAACCAGGAGATATTTTTAGAGAAGAATACACAAAAGACTTATTTCCAGAAACAATAGAAAGTGTATTACATAAATTCATTGAATGGCTAAAAGCATATAACTTGTATGATCTATATACAGAAAAATGGAAATGTAAGTATTAGGAGGAAACAATGGAATTTGAAAAATTATATATGTTTAATCCATTTACAATTCAAAATGCAGATAGTCAAAAGATAGCGGATACATATACAAAATTACAAAATGAATTAAAAGAAGATCCAGATACAGGATTTGAAATATCAAAAAACATAGAAATATATGCAAATATGAATTATCTAATAGGGGAAATGATAGCAAGACTACAACAAGAATATGACACGCTAAAAACAGATATATCAATACAAGAAAATAAACAAATCTATATGCAAAGGAAACAATGGCAAGAGACACAAAAAGAAAAGCCACCAGCAATGAGTTATTTTGAAGCTATGGCAAAAGAGTTTGTAAAAGATGATAGCAAGAAATTAACAGAATTAGGCTCTAGGCTGTTTAGATTTAAAAAGGCGTATGAGAGCATAGATAGTAAACAAAATGCCCTAAAAAAGAAAATAGAAGCAATAAGATATGAAATATAGAACATTGGCACTAATAGAAGTTTAGAGACAAGCAAGGAGCCTAATTTATTAGTGCCATGACCCCCGAAAAGAGGTAAAAATGATAGTAATAGATTTAGCAAACAGTTTTAATCCAGTACCTAAAAAAAAGACAGAAAAGAAAAAAGAAGTTACAACAATTAAAAAGAAAAGCAAGAAGTTAGCAAAACTGGAAAGGCAAAGAGATAAAAACCTAGTAAAAGAAGGAATATGCGAGTTTTGTGGCAACTATTCAAGACACTTAGACCCACATGAAGTTTATGGTGGAAGCAATAGAAAAAGAAGTATGGAGCATAAATTTGTAAAGCTATTATGTAGAAAATGCCACGACAATGAAAATGTTATAAAACAATTAAGAATAGATACACAAAAAGAATATATGAAAACACATACAGAAGAAGAATTTATTAAATTGATAGGAAAAAGTTATTTAAGGAGGAAAGAAAAATGAAAAAGAAATTAATTATTATGGTGGGAATTTTAATACTTACATTAGTTACATTAACTGGTTGTACAGAGGTTGCAAGCACTAATACTAAGAAAGATGTAGAAGCAACTTTAAATATGGGGAACACATTGGCAGAAAATCAGCCAACACCGACGGATATCGATTATAGCTTAGAAAGATATAACTTGATTAGAAGAACATATTGGGTAAATGGTCAAAGAGAAAAAGCCAACACATTGGTTTGCAAAATAGAAAAACCTTTGGGTTATATAGCATTATTTTTAGAAAATGGAGCTTGTGCAGGTAAGTTTATTGTAGATGGTAAAATATCAAGTTTAAATAGTTTCCTAACACCAGATAGCGAATATTATGAATTAGTTTATGGTGGTTCATATTCAAGAGAAAATAAGTGGTTACCAGATGTGGACGGTTCTTATGGTTCAAACGACAATGGAATATTCTTTTTTACACCAGATGGAAAATATGTAGAATGGTCAGGCACATATCTATATAGCGATATTCCATTTGAAATAAAAGATGCAGTAGTAACATATAAGGAGGCTCAATAATGAAAGGTTTTTTAATAACAATAGGAATAATAATATTAATTATTATATTAACAGTTATAGGAGTATTTGGTGGTTGGTTTAATACTTGGTTTAAAAACAAAGTAGATTATATAGATAGAAAAATAGGAGATAGAACAAGTTATTCCACCATAAAAAAGGTAGAAGATACTTGCAGAAGTATGATTGCAAGCTATAAGACAGATAGGGCAACATATGAACAATATAGAAATAGTACAAGCGATGAAAAACAAAGTTGGGCAGAGCAAGCAAAGATGAGAGCAAATAAAACGGCAAATACATATAACGAATATATACTAAAGAATAGTTTCGTTTTTGAGGGCAATATACCTACAGACATAGAAACAAGATTACAAATTATAGATTAACAACAAGGGCTAGACATAAGTTTTAGCCCTTTATTTTACGAAAGGAGAAGTTAAATGGCAAGAAAGAGAATGATAGACCCTAGTATATGGCAAAGTGAAGATTTTGGAAAATTATCTACTTTAGCTAAAATTGTATTTATTGGTTTATTCTCGCTTGCTGATGATGAAGGTAGAGGAAGGTGTAATCCTGTATATTTAAAGTCTACATTATTCCCTTATGAGGAAAATATAAGAAGTGCCGATATAGATAAAACCTTATCAGAGATAAGCTCTAATATGTCCGTAGTTTTATATTCTTGTGACGGAAGTAGTTATTATAGCCTTTTAAGTTGGGATACATTTCAAAAAATAGATAGACCAAGTCAAAGTAAGATACCAGAATATAATGAAAATACAATGGAATTATTATTCGACGAACATTCGACGAATAATCGACGAACTATCGCTCCTAATAAGAATAAGAAAAGAATAGAAGATAATAGGAATATAAAAGAAGAGAATAGAAATAAAATAGTCGAAATTTACAACACCTATTGTGCTAATTTGCCTCAGGTTCAAAAATTAACCGAAAAAAGAAATAAGTCTATTGATAATTTCTTAAAAGATTTTTCAATAGAACAATTTGAAGAAATATGCAAGATAGCAAATGTTAGTGAGTTTCTAATAGGAAATAACGACAGAAATTGGAAAGCTGATTTTGATTTTCTTATGAGAACTGATAAAGCAACTGCAATATTAGAGGGCAAATATAGTCAAAAGAAAAGAGATAAATTAGATGGATTTAAAGATTTATGGAAGGAGGCAAAAGATGAAGAAGAGCGAAATGGTGCAAATAATAACACTTTTGGCTGGTAATTATGAAGATATTGCAAATAAATCACAAACACAAAGAGAGATGATGTTAAATACATGGCAAGAGTGTTTAGGGGATTTAGATTATAACTTGGTCTTACAAGCGGTAAAGAAAACAATAATAGAAAGCCCTTACCCACCAACAATACATGAAGTAAGAAAAAATGCAATAGAGCTAATCAATCCAACAACAAAGAAAACAGGAATAGAGGCATGGAACGAAGCAATTGGAATGATAAGCAATGGTCTTTATATGACCGAGGAACAATTTAATAATTATAGCCCAGAAGTTAAGAGATTTTTTGGAAGTGTAAATCAAGTAAAACAATTAGCAATGGTAGACATGGAAACAATAAACACAGTTACAAAAGGGCAATTTTTAAAACAATATGAAGTATTGATAAACAGAGAAAGAGGACAAAAACTATTACCCCAACAAATGCAAGATTTTACAAAACAACTTGCAGATAGAATGAGTGTAAAACAGATAGGAGAGTGATAAACAAATGATTACAACAGAAACAAGGATAAAAGAAGAATGGAAAGATATTAAACGGATATGAAGGAATATATCAAATAAGCAATATGGGAAATATAAAAAGATTAAGATATTACAGTAAAAATAAATGCTACAATGAAATAATAATGAAAAAAGCAAGTGATAAACAAGGATATCAAATAATAAGTTTATCAAAAAATAAAAAGAGAAAAACATATAGAGTACATAGATTAATAGCAAAAACATTTATAGAAAATCCACAAAATAAAAAAGAAGTAAATCATATAGATGGGAATAAATCAAACAACTGTATTAGTAATTTAGAATGGTGTACAAGAAGTGAAAATCAAATTCATGCATATAAAAATAAATTACAAATACAAACAATAAAAATGAAAGAACATAGTATTGAATTAGGAATAAAATATGGAAGAATAAATGGCAGAAAAACAGGGAGAAAAAATATAAAAAAAGCAATAGAAAAAAACAAAATTTCTGTGAAGCAGTATAGTTTAGCAGGAAAATATATTAAAACTTGGTCAAGTATGACAGAAGCCAGCTTAAATACTGGAACATATAAAAGTTTAATAAGCAATTGTATTAAAGGAAAGAGAGGAAGTGCAGGTGGTTATAAATGGGAAATAGCTTAACACAGATTACAAGGCAAATGAGTTTTAATGACATACAAGATAAAACAAAAATAAGATATATACAAATCTTAAATAGATTAAACAAGCCTAAAACGGCAAAGGAATTAGCAGTAGAATTATTTGATTTAGGATTTATACCAAGTACAGAAAGAAATTATACAGCACCAAGGCTAACAGAATTAGAAAAAATGGGATATGTAAAAGCAGTAGATAAAAAGAAATGCGAATACACAGGCAAAACAGTAGCAGTATATGAGAGAACACAAGCAGGATTTGAAGCAATAAATTATCAACATATTCCAAGAATTGATTAGGAGGCAATTATGCAAGATAAATGTAGTAAATGTGATAGTGAAGAACTATTTGTAGAAATACAAGGAAATAGAAGAGGCTTGTATTGTGGCAAATGTGGAAAATAGCAAAAATGGATTACAAAGCAAGAATTACAAATTTTAGGCAAATACGAAATAGAAGAAAGAGCAAAAGAAGTATTAGCAGAAATAATAAATATGTATAAATTTAATAGATGTGAAGCTGTAGGACAAAAAAATAAGATCTATAAAATGCCAGAGGACTAGCCTATGCAACAAATAAAAAAGAATACACTATGTTGAGGAGATGTGCTAAATGACAGAAATATGGAAAGATATAAAACGGGTATGAGGGATTTTATCAAGTAAGTAATTATGGAAGAGTAAAATCATTCGCTAGACAAGGAAGCTGGAGAGAAAGAATATTAACTCCATCAATGACAAGAGATGGCTATTTTATTGTTGTTTTATCCAAAAATGGAAAAACAAAAACAAAGAGGATTAGCAGATTAGTAGCAGAGACATTTATAGATAATCCTAACAACTTTACTACGGTTGACCATATCGATAGAAATAGAACAAATAATATTTATACAAACTTAAGATGGGCAAATTATTCTATGCAAAATAAAAACAAAACGAAAATACAAGAATTAAGCAGAAATCTTAAAGAATATTCCAAAAAACGGAAAGAAAAATCCTAAAAGCAAAGCAGTATATCAAATTAGTCGAGAAGGGAAAATTATAAATGAATTTGGAGGTATAAGAGAGGCAGAAAGATGGACAGGATTTTACGCAAGTCATATTAGTAAATGTTGTAAGAGAGAAATAAAGTCATATAAGAATTATATTTGGCAATATAAAGATGAGGTGATATAGATGAGGCAAATTAAAGAGAATAATATTTGCTATTATTAACTGCTTAGGCTGTAACAAACAAGAAGATATAGACTATAAGCCAGTAATGAGATGTAAAAACTTTATACAGGGTATTGAGAATTGGCAAGAAAAATTACGAGAGGAGCTAAAGAAAAATGGCAATAAACAGTAAAAAGAAACGGAAGTGCAGGAGAAAGAGAATTGGCAAATAAATTAAAAGAATACGGCTATAAATGTAGAAGAACACAACAGTTTTGTGGGAATACTGGACAAGCAGATGATGTAGTAGGACTTGATTATATACACATCGAAAGCAAAAGAGTTGAAAGGTTAAATATAGATAAAGCAATTGAACAAGCAGTAAGAGATACAAAAGACAATAAGTTTCCTACAGTATTTCACAGAAAAAATAGAAAAGATTGGTTGGTAACAATGAGGCTAGATGATTGGATGCAAATGTACAACGAATATTATTCTGGGAGAAAGATAAAAGAATATGAGAATACCGAAGATAATAAGTAAAGATGGACATGAGTACATATTGATACAGCAATGCAACCAAAATATGTATCTATACAAAGAAATGATATATGGCTACAAAGAATGCTTTAAAGTCGATGAATTAAGTCTCATAACAAATAAAATAGCAAGAGGTCGCCCACCAAAATATAGATAGAAAAGAGAATAAAGGAGAGAAGTATGAAAATATATGATAAGAGAATATATAAAATAAGTGAGTGTATAAGAGTAGTGATAATAGTAATAGTATGTTTCATGATAGGGTATGTATGTGGAATATTAGCAGGAGATAAGTCAGAGGAATTAAAGAATAAAGACATAGAAATAGAATCGCTAAAGGACACTGTGTATATGTTAAGAAAGGAGAGAGAAGAAGTATGAGTGAGATAGAAGTGCGGGGATTATGTGAGAACTGAAGATGGGAAAATTTATGAACACATTAAAGATGGAGATGATTATTATTATTCGAGTCCTACATATTTTGAAAATTATTTAGAAGATATAGTAAAATGCAGAAAAAAACTAATAGATTTAATAGAAGATAAAGATATAGTTGAAATAGAATTATCAGAAGAATTTGTAGAAAAAAAAGATAAAAAGAAACTTATACAAATAGGAGATATTTACACAAAAGAAACATTACAAAAAGATATTGATAATGGAATTATAACAAGAATTATAACAATATTATCTTATAATCAATATATGGCTAATTGCTATAAAGTAGGAGGAGAACAATGGGATTAGATATAAGTGTAAAAGGTTTAGACAGAAAAGATACTTACCATTGTGGATATATAACTTTTAATTTATATAGAAAAAATGTTGCAAGTGCTTATAACGAAAGGTTAGGAGAATTATACAAAAAAACATTCAAAGATGAATTGCAACCAGAAGAAATCAAAGAATGGAATAATTTATGTAATAATGATTTAGATATATTTTTATGGCATAGTGACTGTGATGGAAAATTAACACCTAAAGAATGTAAAAAAATATATGATGCAATGAAAGATTTAAAGGTAGAAATGCAAGGACACAATTACATAGAAATGAATTATTATGATATGCACCAATTATGGTTAAATATGCTTAAACATTGTTACAAGCATAGAGTAAACATGTATTTTTATTAAAATAAAGTAGGAGGAGAAGATGAAATATAAAGAATGTATAAAAAAAATAGGACTGAAAAATGTAATATTATACGAAATGTTTTATATTTTAGAAATTATTTTGAATTTACCTTATTTGATGTTACGAGGAATAGCTATTATATACGATGACATACTTGAATTTATTGTATTTATAACTAAAAAACAACAGAATTTGTTAGCACGAATTTTTGGAAAAACAAGAATAATTAATTTAAGTAAACTAAGCAAGAGAATAGATGATTTTAGATTAAAAACAATTAAAGAATTAAAAAAAAGAGGAGGAAAAAATGAATAAACATAAAAAAGTATCTAAAGATGATGTCCTTAAAACGTTTTATGATTTACAAACTAAATTCTGGGAAGCAGATTGCTGGGTAGACGGAATTTCAGCTGAATTTTTAGCAAATAAAATGGAAACATCTACATATCAGATAAGAAAAGCCTATAAACAATTAGCAGAAGAAGGATACTTAAAATTAGAGGAAGTTCCAATTGCTTTTGATGAATATGATAATGGGTTGTATACTGAATCTAATCCTTATTTATTTTGTAAGGTTTATACTTTAACACAAAAAGCTAAAGATAAATTTAAAAAGAATGGAGATGAGAATATTGAATAGAACTGTAAAATTTAGCGGAAAGAGTCTAGTAGATATAGGCAATATAAAAAAAGGCGACTGGGTATATGGTGGAATTGCTTATGATGCAGATAGAGTTTGGATAGATATGGAATATTATGGACAAATATTAGTTGATAAAGATACAGTGGGTCAATTTACAGGGCTATATGATAACGCAAAAAAAGAAATATATGAACGGAGATATAGTGCAAATAGAATATAAAGATATAAAATTTAAAGGACTTGTTAAATATGACGAAACATATTTAGCTTATGTAATAATAAATACTAATACTACAAAACATGAGTTTGAAAACTTAGGAGATTATTTAGACTATGACATAGAAGTAATAGGTAACGCCACAGATACTCCCGAGTTATTAGGAGGAGAATAGATATGTTAAAAATAAGAGAACGGAGTAAATTTAGAAGAACTTGAAAAGTTTGGATTTGAGTTAGATGGTAATACATATAAGTATTTTATAGCAAAAAATAAATGTGTTTATGTATGTATTCATGACAGAAAAATAATAAGACCAGAATTACCAGTAATAACAAGTAGAATAAAAGCAATTTTTATATCCAAAAAACCATATCAAAAATTAAGTGAAATAATGTATAAGCTAGACAAAGCAAATTTGGTAGTAAAGGAGTAAATAAAATATGAAAGTAATGATAAGTCAACCAATGAATGGTAGAAACCAAGAAGAAATAAAAAAAGAAAGACAAGATATAATTGAAAAATTTAATAAAATGCACATAGAGGTAATTAATACATTATTCACAGAAGAAGCTCCAGATAATTGTAATGTGGCAGTATATTATTTAGGAAAATCAATAAGTGCTATGAAAGATATAGATGCATTGTATATGTGCGACAATTGGATTAATGCAAGAGGGTGTAGGATTGAAAATCAAGTTGCTAGAGAATATGGAATAAAAATATTACATAAAGATTTTTTTACAAATAATTCAATAATGACTACAAGGGATTTCGAGAGGAGTAATACGTAATGAAAGAAAAAATAAAAAGAATAATAGAAAAAATTAAAGACATATTTAGTTTACATTGCCCTGAATGTGGTGGAAGAATGAAAAGCGAATATTTAGATATGGAAATAGACCACATTGTATATAAGTGTGAAAAGTGTGGAAAGGAGTGGATTTAATGCAATTATTTGAAGATTTAATAAAATGTAAAGATTGTATGAATAATATAAATAACAAGTGCATTTTATATCCAGGAAAAGATACAAAAGAAGAAAATACAGGTTGCTATGTAGGAATAGATAGAAATAATAAACAAAAACTTGTAGGAGGTATTTTAAGTGAAAGAAAACGATGAAGCATTAAAAGTAATAGGAAAAAGATATATGTTATGGAATATTCAAAGACAAGTGTATGCATTAAAGCTAAAAGATAGAACGGTAACAGAAGAATGGTTAATTGATATATTAGATAGTTTAGAAAAAATGCAATTAGTAGAAGAAGATAACTGGGACACTAAAAAATATATAGAAAGTGAAATAGAACAAGACATGATAAGAGAAAGCAAGATATTAAATAAGAGAATTAGGGAGTTGATTAAGTGAAAGAAAATAGTATAGAAGAAGATATAGCAAGAATAGCAAAATTGATAACAACAAAATTCAGTAATGATTATTCAATAGACAATAAAGACAAAGAAGCAATAGAACATATTTTATCAGCTTATAAAAGAGTATTAAAAGAGAATGAAGAATTAAAACAAGATAGGAATAATAATTATCAAATGATAGCATTAGCACAAAATGAAGCGTTAGGATATATGCAAGGATATGAAGATGGTAAGAAATTAAAGAGAAGTGCTGTTGCAAATATAGTAGAAAATCAACAATATTATATAATAAAAAAACAAATTGAAAAATATGAAACATATATAGAACAGCTAAGAAAGGAACTAGAACAAAAAGATAAAATAATAGATTTAATAGCAGAAACAATAAATAATTATGATATAGACGAAGATGTTTGTAAACAAATGAGGCAAAAAGCAAATTGTAATGAATATGAAGATGCAAAAGAGTGTAAAGAGTGTATAAAACAATATTTTATAAATAAAGCGAAAGAAATCAGATAATCTGGAGGTATACGTAATGGATAAAATAGAAATGGTTATGATAAATGGAGATACAGTAGTAAAAAAGCAGTTTGAGATATTAGATAAAGATGGAGTTATAAGTTTTGAGTTAGGCAAGTTAACATTAGCAGTCAGAAAAGAAGATCTAAAAAAATATTTGTAGGAGGTACAAAAGATGCAATACATAAAAGAAGACGTTGAAAGAATGTTAAAGGATCACTTAAAAAATCAAGCAAAGCTGACGGAAATACAATTAAAAAAAGAAGAATACGAAAAAAGATTGGAATATGCTGGAACGGTATATGAGGAAACAGAAAACGAAATTATAGAAAATATGCAGTTAGCTGGACAAGCTTATGATAGCATACATAGTAATACAAACAAAGTATCAGATAAAGTGCTAAATACGGCAATGAATTACCATAAAGAAGAAAGACACATAAACAAAGAAGATAGGCAATTTTTACAAACTAAATTAGAAGAACTAAACAAATTGAAAGACGAGTTAGACAAAAAAATAGTAAGAGTTGAAAATATGATTAATCAACTATCAGCAGAAGAAAAGTTTGTTATAAAGATATATTATATGGAAAAATCTAAATGGGATTATGTATCACAACAATACTGCATGGAGTTTCAAAAACCAAAATCTATAAACCAATTATTAAATATAAGGGACACGGCAATAAAAAGTATGCTTGATGTACTAAATATAGGTGAATAATGAAAAATTGTGATAAAATTGTGATAAAATTTGGATGAAATTTGGTTTTGAAAGAGTTATAATTATAATAGAGAAAAAAAGATATAAACTTTTGCGGGGCTGAACATTTAATGTTTGGCTCTATTTTTCTATTAACGATACTTAGTAAAATGACAACTTAATTCAAAAAGTTTGGAGCTTTCCTGCTAAGAAATGCGTACCTAATAAGGTATATGGTGCAAGTCCATAGGTTGTCGCCAGGTTCTAGGTAGCCCCTAGATATGCGGAGTAAAAAGTGGGGAAACCTCCGTTGAAAATAAAATTAAAATCCCTTACATGACAGAGTAATTCAAACGGCTTTGAACACTGTCTTGAAAACAGTTGGAGCAGTAAAATGCTTGGGGCTCGACACCTCACTCTGTCGCCAAGTAAAATAGTATGTAATGATATAAAAAAGCAATGGGAGCAAAAGGTTGAGATATTAGTTCCGACACAGGGAAGAGAAATATCAGAACTTCCAAGAGATTCGGCTCGTAAGCTAAAGGTTATAGGCTGTGTTGATACCAGAAATCCAAACGATACGAGGTAGCGCCTTGTATAATCCTGTATCATTACATAGTGTTTTATATAAAGGAAGTGTTGTATATGAGAGGTAGTATAATAGTGTCATACATCGATGAGGAATACAAGTTAAGAAAAGCATATGCAAATAAGAAGAGACAAAAGTGTGTTGTTGAGGGAGAAAAGCAATGTGAGAAGTGTGCGTATTTTGAGATTTGTGTAAATGCAAGGGAAAACTATGATAAAACAGAGTAATAAATTACAAATAGAGACTATAAGTATAGATAATTTAATATTATATCGAAACAATGCAAAGAAACATCCTCAAAAGCAGATAGATAAAATAAAGAAATCTATTGAAGAGTTTGGTTATAATGACCCAATTGCAATAGATGAAAACAATATGATAATAGAAGGACACGGCAGATATGAAGCATTAAAGCAATTAGGTTATGAAAATGTAGAATGTATAAGATTAAAGAATTTATCAGAAGAACAGAAAAAAGCATATATATTAGTTCATAACAAACTAAATATGGATACAGGATTTGATAGTAAATTATTAAATGAAGAATTATTCAGTATAGACAATATAGATATGTCTGATTTTGATTTCAAAATAGACTTTGGTGATATATTTAAAGAAAACGAAAGACACAGAACAAATGATACATATAATTTAGGAATAATGGATAATGAAAATGTGTCAGACTTTTGGCAAATGCCTATAATACAAAATGATAGTTTTATTCCTAATAAACTAATCGGATTTAACTATGCAAAAACAAGTAAAGAAAAGAATGTGGGAATACATTTCTATTTAGATGATTATCAATTTGAAAGATTGTGGAATAAACCAGAAGACTATGTTGATATATTAAAGCAATACGAATGCATATTGAGTCCAGACTTTAGCTTATATATGGATATGCCAATGCCTATGAAGATATGGAATATATATAGAAGCAGGTTAATAGGGCAATATTATCAAAGTCAAGGAATAAAAGTAATACCTACATTAAGTTGGGCAGAACCAGAAACATTCCAATTTTGCTTTGAAGGAATACCACAAGGAAGCATAGTAAGTATATCAACAATAGGAGTTAAAAAGAACAAAGAAGCATTAAAAATATGGAAACAAGGAGTAGATGAGCTTATAAAAAGAGTTAAGCCATCTACTATTTTAATATATGGTGGAAAATTGGATTATGACTATGGAGACATAGAAGTAATCTATTATGAAAATGAAGTAACAGAAAGGATGATTAAAAATGGGAGGAAGAGGAGTAAGTAGTGGAAATACAATAAAAGCAGGAAAAACTTATAACACTATTTATAATGGCAAGAAAACGAGTATGAAAGTGACCAACATTGAAAAAAACGGAAATGTGACTGGAAGAATAAATATAGAAGGACTAGGAGAAACATTTAGAAGTATGACTAAAGAACAATTTATTAAGAGATTTAGATAACAAGGAAGTGATACTATGGCAAATGAGCAAAATTTAAGACCGCCAACCACGGAAGAAGCACGTGAAAGAGGAAAAAAAGGTGGACAAATAAGTGCGAAGAAAAGACAACAAAATAAAACATTTAAAGAAATAATAAACAAGTTTTTAGATGGACAAGTATCAGATGAAAGATTAAAACAGCAAATGATTGAGCTTGGTTTTGCAGACAATGAAGTAAGTAATAAAAGTTGTGCAGTATTTGCATTATGGAAAGAGGCAATAAAAGGCAACACAAAAGCATTTGAATTGATGAGAGATACAATAGGAGAAAAACCACAAGACAAAGTCAATATATCTGGAGAAGTTAATAATCCATTTTCAGGAATGACGACAGAAGAACTAAGAAAGATATTAAATGAATAACAACTTAAAGGAAGAATTAAAGAAACAAGCACGTTTGGAATTAGCCAGACGTGATTTTTTTGAATATTGCGAATTGACTGCACCAGATTTCTATAATAAAGAACGATTTTTTTTGAATGATTTATGTTATCAACTACAGAATTTTTATGAGAGTGACGAAAAAGTATGCGTAATAAATATGCCACCAAGACATGGAAAGTCTAGAACAGCAGGAAAGTTAGTAGAATGGATATTAGGAACAAATCCAAATGAAAAAATAATGACAGGATCATACAATGAGGATTTATCGAGTTCATTTGCAAAATCAGTAAGAGACACAATAGCTTCTGAAAAAACAGAAGGCGTAATTGTATATAATGATATATTTCCTAATACAAAAATTAAAGATGGCGAAGCTACACAAAAAAAGTGGGCCTTAGCTGGAAGTAAGGTGTCAAATTATTTAGCAACGTCGCCAACAGGTACTGCAACAGGTTTTGGATGTACAATAATGATAATCGATGATCTTATAAAAAATGCAAAAGAATCCTATAATGAAAATACATTAAAAAATCATATAGACTGGTTTAATAATACAATGTTATCAAGAACTGAAAATGGATTTAAATTAATAATCATTATGACAAGATGGTCTAGCAATGATTTGGCTGGCTATATATTAGACAATTATCCTAATGTAAGACATATAAATTATAAAGCAGTACAAGATGATGGTTCAATGTTGTGTAAAGATATATTAAGTAAAGAAGATTATGAATTTAAGACTAAAAATATGAACAAAGATATTATATATGCAAACTATCAACAAGAACCAATAGATGTAAAAAATAGATTATATACATCCTTTAAAACTTATGAAAAATTACCACCAGCACACTATATTATGAATTACACAGATACAGCAGATGAGGGCGACGATTACTTATGCTCAATAGACTATCAAATGTATAACAGTGAATATTATATCTTGGATGTTATTTATACACAAGAGTCAATGGAAGTGACAGAACCAGCAGTAGCAGAAATGATGACCAAAGATAATGTAGGAAATGCGAATATAGAAAGTAATAATGGTGGTAGAGGGTTTGCAAGGAATGTGCAAAAAGAGTTAAAGGAGTTAAAGAATACTCACACAAAAGTAAATTGGTTTCATCAAGGAGAAAACAAAGTTGCAAGAATATTAAGTAATTCGACAGGAGTAATGAATAACATTTATTTTCCAATTAATTGGGAGGATAGATGGCCAGAATTTGCCAAACATTTAAAACATTATGTGAGAACAGGAAAAAATGAACATGATGATGCTGAAGACTGTTTAACAGGGGTATATGAAAATCCAAAACCTAAAAATACAAATATGACAATGACTAATAAGTCTTTTATAAATATGTAACATCTACTAAAAAGTAGGTGTTTTTTGATTGGAGGAAACAATGTTAAGATATAGTAAAGAAAGATTAGTGGAAGAAAAAAGTATAACAGATATATATTTTAGAGCACAACTAGAATTAGATGTTAGAAAAGAATTATATGAGAATTTTAGAAGAAAATTAACAGATGAAGAACTAGCAAGTTTAGATGATGAAGATATAAAAGTACCACTTGAGAGATATATAAGTGTTATGTCTGCCGGTTATTTTGGAGGAAAAGCACCAACATATAAAGTAAAAGCATTTAATAAAGATAAAGACAAAATAATCAAAGAACTATTTAATCATGAAACTAATGACGAAAAAGAAATAATAGAAATAAAAGAATTAATTAAACATATAAATGACTATAATAATGATGCTTCACATTTTTTACATATGGTATTAGATTACTTAATAAAAAGAGCTTGCTATGAAATATACTATAAAGACGAAAAAACAGGAGAAATAACAATAGCAAGAAGTGATGCATTAGAAACTATCGCTATATGGGATTATTCAGCTAAAAAGAATTTAATAGGTATATACAGAATAATTCGTACATATATGGCAAATGGTGAATATCAACAAATGATAGAATTAACAACAGCAGATGGAAAAAGATATTATTACGATACACCTGAAAAAAGAAAAATATTTGGTACACCAGCGTATGAACAAAAATTTAAAGATGAACCATTATTTAAAGAAAACATAAAAGAACAACAACCTAAAAAATGGGACGATGATATACCAGCAACAGCAATAGAAAATTGCGATGGAATAGCAATTTTTGAACCTGTAATCAGTTTAATAAGAGCATATGAGAGATGTATTCAAAATTCAAGAAATGTATTTAAATATAATGATGAAGCAATATTGAAAGTTAGAGGATATACACCAGAAAATCCGATGATTATACAAAATGAAAAAGGCGAAGATATTATAAACCCTGCAAGACAAAAAGAAGATGAGTATGTATTAACAAGTAGAGTAAGATATCTTGATGGAAATAAAGATGTAAATAGTGATATAGCTTGGGTTGAAAAGAATGTAAACGATACGGCATTACAAAATCACAAAAAGACATTGATTGATATTATTTGTTTGTGTTCATTTTGCCCTAATATGACAGATTTAGGTTTTACACAAGCAGATAATAATGCAGCACTTGAAAAGAAATTCTTTAGTTTACAACAATATATAGCAACATTTGAAGGAGATTTCGAAGAAGGTTTAAAAAGAAGATGGAGAATAATATTAGAAAAATTCAATAAAGAAAAAGGTAAAACATATGATTTTAGAGATATTGAAATAAAACTAAATAGAAATTTACCTTCTGATGTAGCAACAATGATTACTAATGCATTAAAAATAAGAGGATTAGTAAGTGATGATACGGTCATAAACTTATTAGGACTTGATTTAGATAGTACAAGTGAGTTAGCAAAAATGGACTTACAAAATGAAGAAAATATCCAAAAGAATTTACAACAAATGCAAATGATGGGACAAGCAGGAGTAGAGCAAGATAATAAAGAAGATAAACAAGATGATAAAGTGACAGACTTAACAGACACACAAAAAGCACAAAAACTAACAGCAGACAATAAGAAAGAACAAACAAAAGTAGTTAATAAGCAAATAAAAAAATAGTTATTAATTTTAACAAAAATAGGGTAGCTCCCGATAAGCACAGAACTCCACTGTGCTTTTTTGTTACTTAAATATGGAGAAAATAATGGGAGGTTATTTTAAATGGAAGAAATATGGAAAGATATAGAAGGATACGAAGGATACTATCAAATTAGCAATTTAGGTAGGGTTAGAAGCCTAGAACATTATAGAAAAACAGATACTGGAGGATATATTCAAAAAGGTAGGATTTTAAAACAGGAAACAATAAAAGGACAAGGATATTGCCAAGTGAAATTGTCTAAAAAGGGAAAAACAAAAAGATTTAGAGTTCATAGATTAGTATTAGAAGCATTTGTACCCAATACAATGAATAAGCCATACATAAATCATATAAATGCAATAAGGAATGACAATAGGGCAGACAACTTAGAGTGGTGCACTCAAAGTGAAAATGTGAAACACTCATATAACTTAGGAAATAGTAAATCACCAGCATATTGGAAAAATAAAGGAAAGGAAATGTACTGGTTAAAGAAAAAGTGGAAAAAAGTTATACAATATGACAAAAATATGAATTTTATAAATGAATTTGTAAGTATAACAGAAGCACAAGAAAAAACATCTATTAACAAAAGTAATATAGTACAATGTTGTAAGAAAAAAGTAAAAACAGCAGGAGGCTATATATGGAGATATAAAGAGGAATAAAATCCTCTTTTTTTAATGGGAGGGAATATGCAAGATTACTGGAAATATCATAATCGGAAAAATGTATGAATTAAAGAAGCTTTATAATAGAATAGGTATGCAAAAACAGTTAGAATTGCAAAATATATTCAACAATATAAATTTTGATTCTGAACAATTATATAATATTGCTTCCAAAAAAACTAAGGATATGATAGATGTAAAAATACTTGAATGGAAAGAACAAAAACTATTAATAGGATATTTTGGAGTATTAGCAAACAATATTTGCCAAAGAACAAGAGTAAAAAATAGTGAAATACTAGAATTACTAATTTATAGTGCATATGTAGAAGAACAAAAAAAATTAGATGAATATGAAAATCTAATAATGTATGAAGATGCAAATTATTATTATGAAGAACGGACAGAAAGAAGTAAATAAAAAGAAAAAGCCATCAATATTAACGATGGCTTTATTTCTTGCATTATTAGACCAACCAAATTACAGTGGATTTAATTGGAAACAATACATTGAAGCTACAATACAGTATAATGCACAACAAATATATAAACAAGTAATTTTAAATACACAACAACAAAAAGACCTGGAAATTGATTCTAGTGAGTTTCAAACGATAATAAATAGGCAAAACAATCAAAAACTTAATATAAATAATGACAAAATATCGGGGGTAGCGGATTTACAAATGATTGGATTAAATAATCTAGCAAAAGTAGAAGGAATAAAAGCTAACGCAGATGATGACGCACAAGTGGAATTTTGGGCAGTAACCGATGAACACAGTACCGAAATGTGCCAATCAATGAATATGATGCGATTTTATATTAATAAAGAGAATAAGTTTGATAGGTATTGGGGTAATAGTAAAAAAGATGTTAAGCTTATGCCAGTGAGAGTAAAAGGACTTGTCCCTGGTATTAACTTGCCTCCAATAATGTATTATTGGCACTGGTGCCGAAGTACAATAAGATACTTACCATCAGTTGAAAAGCCAGGAAAAATAAGGTATAATATAGCTGAATATGTTAGAAAAAATAAGATAACAGACAGTAGAACAATTGATGAAAAAATAAAAAGAGTAAGGAGAAGATTTCCTAAATACATACAAGAATATATAAATAATACACCAGTTGAAATAATTGGAAAGGGCAAAAATAATCATTATTTAAATGGGAAATTATATTTGTTAAATGATGCAACAGAAGAAGAAATAATACATGAAATAGGACATATAATTGAAGAAAAGCTTGATATAGTAAATGATAAAAAATATCAAACAATACTAAAGGATAGTATTGGAAAAATTGATGTATTTAATAATACTATAGGTCCAATAGACGGATACGATTCGAATAAGTATGAGTTTTTACTCAGTGGAGACAAATTTATTAGTGATTATCAACGAAGAGTATATAATATAGATATTAACAAAAAGGATAGGATTGATTATTTACATGGGACATTTAATTATAATGTATTTAGAGATTATTTACCAGAAGGATTACGATGCTATATGATAGATAGAAAACTGTTGAAAATAAAAAATATCGAATTATATAAATATATAGAAGAGGTGTTACATGAAAGAAAATGATATTATTGATATTGTAAAATCCAATAGTATTCCAGAATTACTAAACAAAATTGGAAAGTTTTATCCCAAGGGGTTTGATATTGAAAAAGTAGACAAAAGAATAAAAGAAAGAATAAAAGAACTTGAAGATAAATTCGCAAAATATAACAATAGCATAGCAGATATAAGAAAAGATAGCACTTACTAAAAAGTAGGTGCTTTTATTGTGGAAAGAAGGTAAAAATATGCAAGAATTAAAACCGAACAGTAAAGAAAATGCAAAAAAATCTATTATAGCAATAGGACAAGAACTCATAAAAAGAGCAGATGATATAACAAAGGACTTGAAATGTGTTACTAATATTGAAATTAATGCGAATTTGACACCAAGTGAAATAATTAATTTTGATATAAAGAAAAAATATATAGCAATGTATGAAGGAGAGGAGGAAAAATAATATGTGGTTATTAGTTTTAATATTAAGCATTAAATTACAAATGCCAACTTGGTATTGGATTATATTTACGGTAATTACAATATTTAGCCCAGCTATGTGGGTATTAAAATATAATTATGCAGAAGGATATATGAAAGCAAAGAATAAAGATAATAAATAAGTTATTAATATTTTAAAATTATAAATCAAAGAGCTAAGTCGACTAGCTCTTTTTTTTATGCCCTAGATATGGCTTTAAACTGTCTATTTTGTTTGGTTAGACTTCCGTAAAAAGTCAAAATAGTTTGGTTATAACTCAGCCGAAAAAGTTAAAGGAGGAATTTCATCATGGATAATAAAGATGAAGAAATGAAAAAAGATATGGAATCTACTGCCGAGAGTGTAGAAAAAGTTGAACCATCAAATGTCGAAGGAAATAAAGAAAAAACTTATACAAGAGATGAAGTAAACAAGATGATTAATGCTGAAAAGCAAAAAGAAAGACAAGCAATGTTAGAAGAAATGGAAGCCAAAAAAGCAGAGGCTGATAAACTTGCAAAAATGGACGAAGACCAAAAGAAGTCTTACGAATTGGAGCAGGAGAGAGCAAGAGCAAATAAGGCTGAAAATGAACTAAATGCTTATAGACTAAAAGACGAAACAATTCGTCAAGCAAATCAAAGAGGTATCTCATTAGGATACATAGATACTATTGATTTTTCAAGAGAAACCGCTGAAAGTATCAATTCAAAATTAGATATATTTGAAAAAGTATCAAAAGCAGATAGAGAAAAAGCAATAAATGAGTATTCTAAAGAACCTGCTCCTCAAACAGGAGATTCAATTGAAGGTTCTAAACCAGAAAGTCAAATGACTTATGAAGAACTTTGCAAATTATCAAAATATAAAAATTAAAAGAAAGAAGGTATAAAAAATGGCAGATTTTACAAGTACAGGAACATTTAACAAAAAATATTTTAATGAAAGAGCATTCGGTACTTATTATGACACAATTCCACAAGAAAGATTAAATTTATTAATAAAATCAGGAGTATTACAAGGAAACAATAGAATAAGAGAAATGTTTGCATCACAAACTGGTGCTGAATATGGAATAATTCCAATGATAGGAAGATTAAAAGGCAAACCAGTAAACTATGATGGAAAAACAAAATATGATGAAGGAAAAACATTGCCAACATATAAACAAGGTGTTGTTGTTATTGGTAGAAAAGATAAGTTTTATGAAGATGACTTTACATATGATGTAACATCTAAAAAAGACTTTATGAGTCAAGTTGCAGACCAACTAGGAGATTACTGGGATAGCGCATGGGAAGATGTATTATTAATTATAACAAAAGCATTATTCTCAATGAAATCAGATGCAGGTAAAGTTTTTGCTTCAAAACACACATATGATATATCAGGAGAAACTGAGTCATCAGTAGCTGAAACAACATTAAATACAGCGTTACAAAAAGCATGTGGAGATAGAAGAAGAAACTTTAAATTAGCAGTAGCAAACTCTGTAATAGTAACAAATCTAGAAGGAAAAAAATTAGTAACAAACTTAAGATATAATGACCCAAATGGAATTGAAAGAGAACTAAATGTTTATACATGGAATGGAAAATTATTAATTGAATATGACGAAATAACAGAAGAAGAGGGAGACCCAATATATGCAAAAACTTCTGATAAAACTTTAACAGAAGGAAAAACATATTATACAAAAAGCGGAACAAATTATACAGCAGTTGCAGAACCTTCTGTTGAAAATATTGGAAACTATTATGAAGTTTCAGGATATGGAGATTCTAAGTATGTTACTTATGTTTTCGGAAAAGGAGCATTTGACTATGAAGACTTAGGAGCAAAAGTACCTCATGAAATGGATAGAGATGCTGATAATGATAGAGATTACTTATATGAAAGACAAAGAAAAGTAATGGCTCCTCATGGTGTTAGTTACTTAATGAAAAATCAAGCAACAGATTCACCAACAGATGAAGAATTAGCAGATGGAGCAAACTGGGATTTAGTAGTAGGTTCTGATGGAAATACATATAACCATAAAGAAATTGCTATAGCAAGAATAATCTCAAAAGGATAGAAAGGAAGGCAATAGATGTTAGAACAAATAAAAAAAAGATTAGGAGCAAATTATATTGAAGATACAGAAGATATAATAAAAGACATCATAGCAGATATGACTTCTATTGCCTGTGATGCTTCTAATCGTAAAGAAACTGATAAAAAATTATTTCCATATATAAAAAAAGCTGTTATTTCTGAATACAATGCAAGAGGTGCAGAAGGTCTTTTATCAAGAAATGAAGGAAGTATTTCTTCATCATTCAATGATATAGAAAAGAAATTAAAAATTGATGTTGCTTCAATAAGGATATTCAAGTAATGCTATTACGAGATTTAACAAAAGTATATATATCAGAGTATGAAGAAATAGAAGACCACGGAGAAACGGAAAAGGTATGGAAATTTAAACCAATGAGCAAAAAAAAGCCATATGCATATTTGAACATGCAACAAGATGTCAATGAACTTGACAGAAAATCAACAGGTGAAGTGGATTATAGTACATATAAAGGTCGTACGACTAAAAATTATGATATACAAAAAGGCAATGGAATATCATTTGAAGATATCTCAAAATTAGAGAAGTTTATTCCAGAATATAGAGTACTAGATAAAAATAAAATAGGAAGTACATATGTGTATAGAATGGAGAAAATACAATGATAAATTTCAATTGTAATATAAAAGTAAAACATAATTTTAAAAATATAGATGCTATAATTCAAAAATTACCACAAACTGCAAAAATAATAACAGAAGATGTATTAAAAAACATTAGAGGTTACGCTATAAGGTTGGAAAAAGGACATAATGAAGAAGGCATATTAGTCGAAATGATTGATATGTCTACTAAAGAAGTGAAGGGGCGTGTATATACAGACAAAGATAAGTTCCCTTGGGCTATGTTTGAACATTTCGGTACAGGAGATTTTAGAGAACTACCTCCAGTAGGAACTACAAAACATTTCTTGGAAACAGGAGGAAGTCAGTGGTTCATTCCCGTCTCAAAGGCTGAAAAAGAATTGCGTTATCCAATTATTGAAATAAATGGCATGCAATTTTATGTAGCAAGAGGTGTTCGCGCTAACCACTTTCTTACCGATAGCGAGTTTTATACTAGAGAAAAAAATAAGGAAATTTTAGTAAAAGAGCTCAATCAAATGTTTAGAGATATTTGTAAATGAAAATAAAAAACAGGAGGCCTGATTAATGAAAGAAATTTGGAAGGATATTAATATAGATGGCTTAAAAGGAAAATATCAAGTTAGCAATTTAGGAAATATAAAAAGCCTAAAAAGAAATATTAATATGAAATTAGTACATGATAAAGATGGATATCCAACTATATTTCTTTGGAGATATAAAAGAAAAGTACATATTATAGTTCATAGAATGGTGGCACAAGCATTTATACCTAATCCAGAGAACTTACCACAAGTAAATCATAAAGATGGCAATAAATCCAACAATAATGTTGAAAATTTAGAATGGGTTACTTGTTCGGAAAATGTAAAACATGCATATAAGACAGGACTTAATAAACCAAGGTATGGAAGTGAAAATCAGCTTTCTAGAAAAATAATTCAATATGATATTAATATGAATAAAATTGCAGAATATGAAGGAATTAGAGAAGCGGAAAGAAAAACAGGATACGATAATGGATATATTTCTGCTTGTTGTTTAGGAAAATATAAAAAGGCCTATGGATATATATGGAAATATAAAGAGGAACAGAAATGTTCTTCTTTTTTTGGAGGTATGTAAGTAATGAAAGATTTAAGCGAATTAGACTTTAGCGATTTAGTATATGAAAAGCTAGAAAATTTGTATAAGAATAAACCGATTTTAAGTAATCCAAATACAGAAAGTAAATTTCCTATATTGGAATTGCATACACCTTTGAAATCAGTAAATCTAACAGAAAACGCATTTCCTATTCGTTCTACATTTCAAATATCAATCACTTGTTGGAATGAAAAACAAAGACAAGCAATGCAAATGACAGATGAAGTTAGTACAAGACTTCAAGAATTAAATTTAATAAGGACTAATACCAGTCCTGCAGTATATGACTCTATATTGCAAAAATATGGTATAACAATAACTTTTGAGGTTCGTTACAATTCAATAACGACCTCTTTTAATTTTATAAGATAATAAGGAGGAATAAAAAATGCCAGAACCAAAAGCAAGTACATTAACAAAACTATTTCATGCTGATACATTAACAAACTTAAAAGATTCAACTAAAAGAAAACAAGTAGCTTTCGTACAAAGCATTCCAGAATTTTTAAAAGCACCAGAGGGAATAACATATAGTGCTTTAGATATTCCTGATGAAAGACAAACAGAAGGAAGACAAAAAGCAGAGAATCTAGAAATAGAAATATTGTTTAAAGAAGACCAATATGATGAATTAAAAGCAGTTCAAACTGCTAAGACAAATGGATATTGGGCAATTCAATTACCGGAAGAAACAGCTACAGAAAGTGGAAAACCACTAACATGGTATTTTACAGGTACATGTTATATAGGAATGAGTGAAATTGCTATAGATGATATGTTAAAATCAAAATTAACAATCTATAGAAGTTCAGAAATAACAGAAAGAAAAGGATTTCCCACAGCCTAGTTCTGCAAAATTGAGTGCTAGGAGCAGAACCATAAAGAGAACTAGCACAACAGAAAAAAATACTGAGAAGGCAGAATAAGCCTTCTCTCTTTTGCAAAGGAGAGAAAATATGATAATAGAAACCAAAAATAAAATAATTAATTTAGTAATAAAAACAAGAAAAATAGTAGAAATAGCTAACCTACTAAAAAATAAAAATTTTGAAGAAGCTTTTACAAAAGCTTATGCTATATGCGATATAGAAGCTTTGGCTAAAATCATATTAAAATTAGCAGAAACAGAAGATGAGAAAAGTGCATTTAATTCAATAGATGAAGTATATGATTTTATAGACGATTGCAGAAAAGAAGGAATAGTTGTAAATGATTTATATTTAAAGATTGCGGAGGCTTTGAACGAAGAGGGTTTTTTCAAAAAGAAAATGACCAAGAAAGAACTAAAAGAGTTGATATCAAATCCTTTATCAACAATGAATATGAACGAATTAGTTCAAAAATCGGCAGAGAATGCAATGAGCAAAATAGCAGAGGAACAATTCCAAGGTTTCAGGGGCTAAATGATATAATTTTAAGAATAAAAAATACAAATAATTTAATTGAATTGATTTATGCAACAGAGTCTTTGGCATATTATTTTAATATGAAACCGTTTGAATTTTGGAATAGTAGATATTCAGAAATCAATATTTATTGCCAAACTCATTTGGCTAAAAATGCTGACGATTTAAAACGTGAGATTAATTTACAGGAAGCGGTAACAAATAAATTAATAAGAGCAGATAGCTTATCGAGAAATCCAAAAATAATCCCTATTCGAGATAATTATAAAAATTTATTTCAAGATGAAGAAAAAGAATACATTCAGTCACCAGAAGAAATAACAAAAAAGATGAGACTTCTTATGATAAAAGAAAAAAAATAATTTTTTCGACAAGTTTCGACAAAAATACATGAATAAAAGTGCTATACTTCTTTATATAATATAATAAAAGGAGATATAGAAGATGGAAGATATACAAATAAAAACTAAATTCTGCAAATTTTGCGGTGAAAAGATTCCAGAAGATGCGGTTATGTGTACTCACTGTGGAAGACAAGTTGAACAATTAAAAGGAGAACAACCTCAGGTTGTAATAAATAATGCAAACACTAACACCAATATGAATAAGAATATTGGAGCAGTATCTGGTAGACCAAAAAATAAATGGGTGGCAATAATACTTTGTGCATTTTTAGGATTTCTAGGTGCACACAAGTTCTATGAAGGCAAAACAGGAATGGGAATATTATATCTATTTACTTGTGGATTATTTGGAGTAGGAATAATAATAGATTTTATAGCATTGTTATTTAAACCAAATCCTTATTATATATAAGAAACAACTGATAAAAGCACTTGCAAATTATTATAATTATAAAAGGAGATTGATTATGAATATCGAAGAGTATGTAAAAAATAACAAGACTTATAACATTCTTAATAGAAGTGCAATTATAAAAGCACAAAAATTAGTTGAAAGCAATGAAGAAGTATTATATGCATTAGTAACAAATATTTCTATAAGTCCAAAAACTGATACTAGTTTTAGAAATCAAAAAAATTTCTTTGGTGGAGCTATGCAAATAAAAAATACTTTAAGTGGAGTGATTGTAATAACCAATAAAAGAATAATTTTTTGTAACTCAGTAATAGGGACTACCAATGAAAAACAGTTAAGAATAGAAGATATACAATCAATTGATGAACACATAAGTGTATTTAAAACAGGAGAATTAAGGGTTAATGGAATAACAGAAACTTTTATAATAAAAATATTAAGAAAAGGTTTGAATGAGGAAATAAAAAAAGCAATAAATAAAGCTAGAAATGAGCAAAAAAACAATAAGATAAGCAGTAATATTTCAAATGCTGACGAAATCAGGAAATATAAACAATTGTGTGAAGATGGAATAATAACCAACGAAGAATTTGAAAGAAAAAAAGCGGAATTGCTAAAATAATTAAGAAAAAAAACACTTACTTATGAAGGCATCAGATTAAATCTGGTGCTTTTTATTATGCCTAAAAAGAAAGAGGGTGAAAATATGACAGTAGAAGAAATTGAGATAATTGTAACAGCACAAGTAGAAGAGGCTTTAAAAGAGTTTCAAAAGTTTTTACCAGCTATAAAGCAAACAATAAGGCAAGCACAAGAGGCTTTTTCAAAAGTAGATACTAGAGCAATGACAAGTAAGTTACATCAAGCAGTTAATTTTATGAAAAAGAAAATGCAAAATTTAAAGAAAAGTTCTGAAAACAATGAAATAGCAATAAAAGTAAATAATAAAGATGCACAAAAACAAATATCTCAAGTACAAAAACAAATAGATAGTTTGCAAGAAAAAATAAATGCTCGACAAATGAAATTAAACGTAATAAATCCTCAGATTGATAAAATTGTGGATGATACTAGAAAAAGTGTAACACCAGAAGGAATAAATCCTAATGATAAAGCAATGGATACAACAGTGAATAATGCATTAGGAAACAATAAAGATTTTACAGTGTTAAATAATCAAGCACAAAAATTATATACTGAAATAGAAATGTATAATAAACAACTTAGTGAAGCAAAAAACAAAATGACACAATTAAAACAAGAAATAAATCAAACAGCAATTAGTCAAGGAAAATTGACTAGCTTTTTTAGTGGATTTAAACAAAAAATAGACCAAGTAAAGCCAAGCATATCAAAGATGAAAAACAGTTTTAAAGGTTTACCTAAAGTCACTCAAAATATAACTAATAATATAAAAGGAATGGGAACAGGTTTAAAAAACGGATTAGGACATGTTTTAAAATATGCAATGGCATTATTTTCATTAAGAGGAATTTATTCAATATTAAGTGGGTGTGCAAATGCATGGCTATCTAGCCAAAATGCAGGAGCAAAGCAATTAAGTGAAAACATAAATTATATGAAGTATGCTATGGGTAGTGTACTAGCACCAGTAATTCAATTTGTCACTAATCTAGTATATCAATTAATGAAAGCTATTCAAAGTGTTGCTTATGTATTAACAGGAGTAAATATATTTGCAAAAGCAAGTGCAAGTTCATATGCTAACATGGCTGGAAGTGCAAAAAAAGCGAAACAGGAAACAAAAGCGTTAGCAGGTGTCCATAGTGAAATAAATAATATTTCGGACAAAGATAATTCGGATGGTGGGAGTGGAGGAACAACAGCTCCTAGTTTTGATTTAGCTGGAATAGATGATCAGATGTCGCCATTGGCTCAAAAAATGTATAACTTTTTTAAACCGCTTGTCTATAGTTGGAATAAATATGGAAAGCAAGTCCAAGAAGCTTTTAAAAATGCTGTTAGTGGAATAGGACAAGCAATTAGTGCTATGTGGAAGAGTTTAGAGACATTATTCACTACTGGTACTATATATTCTATAATTGCAAACATATTAAATTCAATAGGACAAATAGGAACTGCGTGGGCAAATGCTTGGAACAACAACAATAGTGGCACAGAGATAATTCAAGGTATTGCTGATATGATAAACAATATTACTAAAGCTATTTTAAAATTAGTTTCAAGTACAGGATTTCAATCATTTTTGGATGGAATTATAAGTGCATTCAGTGGTATTGTGCAATTTATAGAACCAATAGTATCAGGCTTATCAGATATGGCGGAAATAATATTAGAAATAGTACTTTCGGCAATAGGAGATGTATTAAAGACAGTTGGAGATGCATTACAGGCAATAGCACAAAATGGAATAGTAGTAGAGATACTAAAAGCGGTAGGCGAGGCTATTACAATATTAGTTGGTGCAATAGTTTTATGGAATGTGGCACAAGCAATATTAAATGGATTAATGGGCTTGTTTACAATTTTAACATCTCCAATAACATTAATTATACTAGCAATTATAGCAGCCATAACAGCAATTATACTTGTTGTAAAGAATTGGGGAACTATATCAGAATGGTTTCAAGACTTATGGATAAAAATAATAGAAAAATTACAAGAAATATGGAACAATATTAAAGAATTTTTTGTTAATTTGTGGAATAGCATTATAAATACAATAAAAACTGTATGGGTTGGAATCAAAGAGTTTTTGAGCAATTTATGGAATGGAATATTAAATATAGTAAAAACAGTATTTAATGCAGTGGCAACATTCTTTAGTAACATTTGGGATGGAATTAAAAATGTAATAACAACAGTATGGAATGCTATTACAAACACAATTTCTAGAGTAATAAATGGAATAAAAAATACTATTTCAAACGTACTTAAAGGAATAAAAAATATCTGGAATAATGTTTGGAATGGGTTAAAAACTACAGTAACCAATATATTCAATGGAATATGGAACACAATAAAAAGAATTATAAACTCTATTTTAGGTGGAATCGAGGGTATGGCAAATGGCGTTGTAAAAGGAATAAATAAGGTAATATCAGTAATGAATAATTTAAGCTTCGACATTCCAGATTGGGTTCCAGGAATGGGCGGAAAAAAATTTGGATTTAACATCGGCTATATGAGCGAAGTATCATTACCAAGATTAGCAAAGGGGAATGTTGCTTATGAAAAAACACTAGCAATTTTCGGAGAATATGCAGGAGCAAGCAATAACCCAGAAATAACAACACCACAAAATATAATGAGAGAAACGTTTGAAGATGTTTTATCAAATTATAATAACGAAAATAGTGATAGACCTATAAATCTTACAGTAAACGTAGGAAGTACAAAACTAGGACAAATATTATTAGACAATTTAAGAGATATGAAAAGACAATCAGGAAAAGACATAGAAGCATTAGTAGGAGGATAAAATTATGTTATGGAAAGAACATGGAGATACGGGAAATTTACCGACACCGTCAACATATAGTGCAGACATAGAAGATACAGACAAAGACAGTTATTCTTCTATTGTTGATGGTTCTTTAATAGATAATCCCATAGCTGTAGGAATGTTAAAGCTTTCTATGTCATGGGATTTTAACACAGAAGAAGAAGCAGAACAACTTATACAAAAGACATATAAAAACCCATTTATATTGGATGTTAAAGTTCCAGTAGTAAATGGAGGTTTTTTAGAAAATGCAAAGTTTAGAGTATCAAAAAGAAAAGTCGAAATGATAAGTACAGAAAAAGAAACGAGTACTTCCAAAACAAAATGGAAGTGCTCTTTTAATTTAATGCAAAAAGAATTAACAGAAGCACAAAAAACAGCGGTAGAGGGGGCAAATAGTTAATGTATAGTACAAGTAATAACTATAAGTCTAAAGTATACAATGTAACTCATTTATTAAAAGTATACATAAATGACACGGAGATAGATTCTAAATATATATTAGACTGTAAACCCTCGAAAAAAGCTTTCTCAAGTGATGAGTTTGCATTGGGCTGTATAGAAGCACAAAGCATAGAACTAAAATTATATAAATCAGTAATACCTGCAACTATAAACAAAGTAGAAATCAAGAGTGGAATAACAGGCGAAATAATACCTGTTGGAGTATTTAATGTGGATGATATAAGCAAAGAAGACGATTACACAGTAACATTTAAATTACGCGATAATATGATTAAATTTGAATTTAATTATAATGGAAAAACACTAATAGATAGTAATAATGGAAAAGCAAAAATAATACAGGTACTACAAGACTTATGTACAAAAGCAGGAGTAGAACTTCGGTTCTACTTCTTTTTTAAACATGAATAAGGAAATAGCAGTGTACGACAATACAGTATCAGCAAGAACTTATTTAAGTTATATAGCAGAACAAGCTGGTGGAATAGCAGTAATAGGTAGAGATGGAAAACTATATATAAAAACAATCGGAGAAAGTTCAGTTACACTTCCATTAAAGTTATTTAAGACTTTTAAATGGGGAGAAAAATTTAAAATAACACGTGTAAGGTATGATGATGGAATACAACTATTTGAAAAAGGAGATACAACAGGCAATACAGTTTATATCAGCCAAGACAATATGTACATAGTTGATCAAGACCAAATCAATAATATTTATAACACATTAAAAGGACTAGAATTTTATAGTTTTGAGGGCGAAAGCATAATAGATCCAGCACTAGATACAGGAGATATCGTTGTTATAGATGGTAAAAATGTAATATACCAAGGTTCAATGCAATTTTCAGGACGTTGGATTGCAAATATTGAAAGCAAAATACAATGTAAAGCAAAAGAAGAAACAACTACTAGAACACCATCACAAAGAACTATAAACAGAAGAGTGGAGTCAAATATTAATCAGATAGATGGAAAAATAACTCAACTAACCGAAGAAACCACAGAGAACACACAAAAGATAACCAAAGTAGAGCAAGACGTAAATGGAATAACCAGTAAAGTATCATCAGTAGAGCAATCAGTAGAGAACATAACAAAAATAGAAGGTACAGCAGAAGGAAAGAACATATATATAGATGATGCATCTGCGGAACCATTAATAGATATAATGCTAGAGGGCGAGAGCCAACAGGGAGCAAGCCCTAGCCCAGATAATCTAAGCAAAATAGAGAATTTGGAGGGGAAGAACAAAGTTAAAGAAATAAATTGGAAACAGATGCCAAGTATATCAACAGGAGCAACTATAACAAATGTAAACGGATATGGAACAGATTATATTGACGTTGATAATACAAAACAATACATTTTTAGTTATCTTGGAACATCAGGTTCTAAATATATTGTATATTATGATAAAGACAAAAACTTTTTAGGATATGATACTGAAATACAAATAAATAACTTTGCAAAATGGAATGAAACAGGATATGTACGTTTAAGAATAGATTGTCCTCAAGGTTCTGTAACAGCCTTTCAGTTAGAAGAAGGCACAGTAGCAACAGGTTACGTACCATATAATTCTCTAGAAATAAAAGATGTAGGAAAGAATCTATATGCAGGAAATGAAATAACAATAAATGGCACATATTCTTCAAATACATCTGTTAATTTAGGCTCAAGATATTTAAGTGAGGGAACTTATACTATTAGTTTGACTAATAGTTTACCAAACAATAGTTATATATATTTAGGCGCGAATGGTTCAATAGCAACGGCTATAAGGAACAAAGCAACTTTTACATTAACAGAAGAACAAAATGTTCCAATGCGACTAGTTGTTAAAGCTGGAACATATAGCAACTTTACTACGAAGATAATGATAGAAAAAGGCATGGTCGTAACAGACTACGAACCCCACCAACAACAAACAGAATACTTCCCATTATCAGAAGGACAAAAGCTATACAAAAACTCTTATTTGGTAGATGATGGAATACATCATAGTAGGAAACAAGTTGTGCTGGATGGGACAGAAACAGGTTGGTATACGCTAGCAAACCAAACTGGTACAAACACCTCATATTTCTGTATACCTAAAAGTGATATGAAAAAGGCGAGCACATTAATTTGTGATAAATTTATTAATCGAAACGTTTGGAATACTGATGAAGAAGGCATTCAAAGTATTATAGATAATCTTATAAGATTAAGAATCAATACTAGCAGAGCAAGCACGGTTGCAGAGTTAAAAACTTGGCTATCAAACAACCATATCAGAGTAGAATACGAGCTAGCCGAAGAAGAAATAGTACCTTATACAGAAGACCAAAAAGAAGCGTGGGAGAAATTAAGACATTTTACATTATTTAGAGGTATTAATAATATAACAAGTACAGCAAATGCGAAAATCACATATGTTAGAGATAATGGATTAAACAACACATATGAAACCAAACGAAACGTAAAAGAAAATTACTACACAAAAAGTGAAACAGACTCACAAATAAGTCAAACAGCAGACTCAATCAAAGAGTCAGTCAAAGCAATAAACGAACAAACACAAGAAAAGCTTGCAACATTGGAGCTAGCCAATCAAAGTTTAGAATTTGCAACTAAAAGAACCGGTGGAAACAATTTAATTAGAAATAGTGCAATGATTAATGATAATAATTTCTGGCTAGCACACGCTAAATATCCATATCAAGAGTCAGATACACCACCTGACAATCCTACTGAAGGAGCATACTGGTATTGTACTGCCAATAGTGGAAGTTACATAGAAAATCAAATGTATGTGTACAACAGTGGTTGGCAAGTATCAGAACTGTCAAGAAAATCATTGTTAAGTGCTCAAAACTACTTCGCTTATACAACTTCTAACGAATATTGGGCAAACGGCAAAAATGCTAATGAAAATACACTGAGTGGACGAGTTATTAAGCTTGATGGAAGACAAGACTATACAGTATCACATATATTCAATATCACAGAACCTATTACATTGAATCAAAATGAAAACAAAATGGCAATATCACACTTCATAAAAAACAGTATAGTACAAGGAAATGTCTGCGTAGGACTAATGTTCCTTGATGAGGCAGATTTTACAGAAGTAGAAAAACCTTACTCATTGTATGAGCCTGGTATTATACTGACACCAGATGATTTAAAAGATTTAACTAAAATAGAGCAAATAATAGAAATACCTAAAAAATCAGATTTTATACCTGTAGTTGTAAGTAATACAGCACCTACAGATACAACCAAGAATTGGTTAGATACAACGATATACTTACCTAAAAAATATAACTCTCAAACATCAGCGTGGGAAATATTAGATACAAAAATGTCATTGTATAATGAGAGTTCAAGAGAAGTTTGGACTTATAGATATTTCTATGGGTTCTACTATCAAACACCAATAATATACGATACAGCAGAAATCAAGAGTTGTTATGTGGCATTAACATTTTATCCTGCGTTTGCAGTCTATACAGGAAATGTAGAGCCTACACCTTACAAAGGGTTATATTGGAATAATAAAACAACAAATTTAGTTAAGAGAGCAAAATATAATAATACTACTTTTGTAGAGTGGGAAACACTTGATATTCCAAGTAGTTTATTGCCAACTGGCGCTAGTTTAGGTGTTGAACTATTTGATTACATAGTACCAATAAAGGGATTCGTAGAAATTGCTGATTTAAAGCTCGAATATAACACTATGTGTACTCAGTGGACTCAATTTCCTGGAGAAGTTTATGGCAAGAATTATAAAATGGACGAAAAAGGATTTTGGATTCAAGCAAATCAAAATACTATGTTTATAGATGAGGACGAAATCCTAGCAACATATAAAGGAATAAATATATTCCAAATTAATAAAGACTTAGCATATTTCTACAAGATACAAGCAACAGATAGTATAGAAGTAGGAAATTATTTCTTGAAAACTCAACAAATTAATTCAAAGAATATGCTGTTACTTTATTAGAAAGGGGGATCATATGGCAGTATCAAGTAATATATCAATAACACAAAACTCACAGAATATAGCAAACAATAAAACTAATATAACTGTTAGAGTACAAGTAACAACAACAGGAGGCTCGTATAATGGATATTCTAAACCAGGTACTTGCACAATAGACGGAACAACATACGATTTTAGTCATAATATACCTCAAAATTCAACTACAACAATTTTTGAGAAAACATTAGATGTAACACACAATAATCAAGGAGAGAAAACCGTTTATGCTAGTTTCTCGTTTCAAACAGGTATATCAGCAGGAACAATAACTGGGTCAACATCAAAAAAATTAACGACAATTCCTAGAACTTCCGAAGTAAGTTTAAGTAAAAAGAATTTCAATATTGGCGAAACTATAACAATATATACTAACCGAAAGAGTGCTAATTTCACGCATACAGCAGTTATCAAATTCAATGGACAGACAGTTAGAACACAAACAGGGATAGATGCTTCATATAGTTGGAATACAAATGAATTATTTGCTAAAATTCCAAATCAAAACCAGGCTAATGGTACAGTGGAACTTACAACTTATAGTGGTGGTACTAAAATAGGAACAAGTACAGTTGTTGATTTTACAGGTCATGTAGTAGATAGCGACCCAGTATTTAATAATTTTGATTGTGAAGATACTAATCCAATAACTAAAACTTTAACGGGAAGTTTACCGGGAAGTAATCAAAAGTACATACGAAAGTATAGTAATTTAAAGGTAACAATAACAAGTGCAAATAAGATGACTACCAAGAACAGTGCTACACCTAAATATTACAGCATTGTTGTTGGCAACAAAACCGAAAAATTAGATTATTCAACATCAGAAATTTCAAAAACTATAAATAATATGGACGACAATATAGTAACAGTTTTTGCCGTTGATAGCAGAGGAAACCAAAAAGACAAAACAAAAGCATTAGATATTGTTGAATATTCCGAAACTGTTTTACAAACCGTTAAGATTGAAAGAAAAGAAGGTGTGGGGGAAACAGTCTTAATAAGTTTATTTGGCAAATATGCAAATATTAATTTTGGAGCCAAAGCCAACACAGTCAAAAGCATTCAATTTCGAAAAAAGAGCAAGACAGAGACCGAATTTGGAAGTTGGGTTGAAATAAAGCAATTGGTTACAATAAACACTGAAAACGGCACATTTAGCTGTGACTCAAAAGAAATTACAGGACAAACCTTCACTCTAGGTACAGAGTATGACATAGAAGTTCAAGTTAAAGATGAATTGAG